ATAGCGATGCGGTTGGGCATTACTACGGGTACCAGCGAGCGCGATTTTAAGCTATACAAACAGGAGGCAAAGCGATGTTAATAAAAGGATTTCCTCGCCACTTTATGCTACGTGCCCTTATTATAGCTACCATACAAGCAGGCTTCATTGTGGCTAAACTCACAGGCCTACTCGCCTGGCATTGGCTATTGATTTTTGTGCCCCTACTGCTTATTAGCACTATACTGGCCATTTTTTTATTTATAATAACGATGATTACGATATTATCAGACAAGGAGGTTTAAATGGGAAAAACATTATCAACACCCACCGCGTTTGGGCCATTTGACAACTCCCCACGCATCAATGCGGGGGATTCTCCAACTTATACCCCAAAGGGCTTTCGTGTTCGGAGTTCCTGCTTCCTGGTGGCGACCAATGTCTCCACTCCACAAGCTGATACCGAATGTCCTTCGGCCAACACAAAGTATAGTAGTTTGCGATATAAAAAGCAAGAGAAATTTACGCCTTACATCCCCATTGCTAAAGCAAGGGGCTTTACGGCATAGGAGAGGTAAACATGAATTATGAAGAATCTGGTAAATTTGGACCATGTAAATTAATATGGCACCATACAAACAAGCAGATGGCGTTTGAGTTTATGCCCGACCAAACGCTGCTAATACTCGACGTAGAGAGGAAACTACAGCAATTTGACCCGCATTTTTTGCGCAAAGTGCTGGGCAGGATGCCCACACCAGAGGAGGCGGAGAGCGAGATTGAATACACTACCGCGATGCGCCTTGAGTGTATGTTTAAAAACCCTGATTACGGCGAGCAGATAGCCACGCGGTTTATTAAGCGGTTGGCAAAGAGCGTGAAGCCAAAGCAGATGCTGTTAATACCAAACTACGGCCTGGCCACGGAAAAGGAGAGTATGGTGTTTTTGCGCGCCCAGCCGTACAATGTTACCGCAAAGCAGATCATATTCCACCTGCTACCTACCGATGATATGGGCGAGCGAGTGCGACGGGGGTTATAGTGATGGCGATGAAAATAACAGATGAGGCAAAAACGAGAATATTCTCCATGGAATCAATGGCTCGGATGTACGGCAAAACCGACGAGGATTTTGGGCGGTTTATGCGAGGCTTCCGCCAAGGCATGCTAACTACCATGGGTGCGTTGGGCATACGGCAGGCAGATGTACTGCCGGCGTGTCCGCCCGATGAGGCTGCCGTCATCTACGCCTCGTTTGTAGCCACCTACGTTGCGTTCCTGAACACGGAGCGCCAGGCGCGAATTGTCGCAGGGAGCGAAGATCACGAGGCGATGTATGGCGAGGAGGCACAGGCGATGATGGCGGAGGCGGAGCAGCATCTCAAAGAGTATAAAAAGAGAAAGGCTAAAAAGGGCATGGAGCATTAAGGAGGCGATTATGGAGAAAAAAGAATTTGTTTTAACGGAAAAACATTTAAAACTTCTATCAAAAATGAACGTAAGCTGGTGGGATGCTGAATTTGGGGCACCTTGCATAGACCCTAAACGCCCTTACGGGAACTCTTCTGTCATTGAAGACATAGCTTCGATTATTGGCATCGAAGGAAAAGCATGCCCTCATTGTGGGGAGCTGTTGGAGAAGCAAGATGAGGAGAGGCTCGTTAATTTGCACAAAGAAATGGAAACCGCATTACAGGTAGTTCTTTCAACTCAATCTTTTAAGCCAGGAACGTATGTGGCGAATGAGTATTGCAATGATTGGAAATTAAAAAAATAAGGAGGGATTTATGATTAAACTGATTAAACTAGCAACATTTTTCAAAAGCCACGGGATGGCGATAATCGTAGTGGCCTCAGTAGTATGTGTGGCCATAGGTGGCATACAGAGTTGCAGGGCCAACCGATGGGAGGCAAAGGCACACCAGCTAGATGGCAAACTGGCAGAGCAGCAGGCGGACCAGGATAAGCTGTATGGCGAGGCTGCACAAGAGCGCGCAGAGCGCAATTTAGAGCGGATGGCGGAGAAGAAAAAACGCGAAGAACTAGAGGCTAATATTAAAGAAGCACAAGAGGAGAGCCGGCAAGCCAAACGGGAGCTGATGGCAGAGAAGGCGAAAACGGCCACGCTGCCACCCACGGAGTTGGTGGCGCAGATTACAGAGCGCATAGGCGATGAGGTGACGCTTACCGTTGCTCGCCTTTACCTGTTTACACGTACAGGCACTGAGCGCACGCTGGACCGCTTCCAAGATGGCGAGTTCTACCTGAGCGAATACAACAGGCATTTAGGGATTATAGAAGATCACGTGGCAAAGGAAGCGTCATTCAACACCGATCTGGCTGGCTATAAGGCCGAGGTGGCCACAAATCTAGAAGGCTGGGACGATTGCCGCGAAACGCTGGCCACGGCTAACAAGGATATTGAGGCATGGAAAAAAGTGGGCAAAGCCAGTGTGTGGCGAGGTAGAAAGCAGAGCGCTGGGGTAGTTATCATCATCGGTGGTGTCTTAAAACTGTTTGGGGTTTGGTAAAGAAACGTGTCGCATAAGAATATGTCAACTAACGGGAGGAAAGTATGAAACATAAGCATGTTATTGAACTTTTAAAATTACTAATAGACGAGCAAAAATCATATATTGAAACTGCAAAAAGAGAAGGTATGCCGAAAATGGAAAAGTTTTATCGAAAAAGTATAGCCCAAAAGAGGATGGCTATCAAGGCATTGCGTGTTGCATAAGGATTATGTCAACTAGGAGGAGTGGATGAAACCTAAAAAGCAACTGGAATTATGGGTTAAAGGAGAGTCGGTTCATAATGATGAACGGGGCGAATGTTGTCCAGACTTTTCTTGTTGTAAGCCTTACCTTTTAGCTCCTAAACATGAAAGGAAGGCTTTCTTAGAAGCTGACCAGAAAGGAGATAGTAAAACCACGACAAGCATGTTATATGAATTTCTTGGCAGGTCATTTGCTTCACCAGATGTCTATGTGGCAGGCTATCGTGATAATCGAAAGAAAAAGAGTGTCGCATAAGGATTGTGTCAACAAATAAAACAAGGAGCAGGTGCTGTGGGGTCACGATTGGAGTCCAACTGACAAATCTTCTGCGAAAACCAGTAATTAGATATTGTAGGAAATGCGAGAGAGAGCTTAATGGACTTAACCAGCCTATCAAAAAAAAATAAAGAAAACACTTTACAAAGCAGTTTGGAATAATTTAGCCTAAATGTGTGTTTGGAGAACATCGTTCGTTTCGCAAACTATTTTTACGTACAATAGCTCACTCCCTCGCTAAACACCTACCCAACACCACCACCCGTAATGCGCTTCGCATACAATTCTCCGTAAAATTCTCAATCCTCCTCCTCTATGCCTTTACCCAGGGTGTGTGGGTAATACCCACGTGCATCTATCGAACCGTGCGGGAGCAGAATGCGAGGTACAAGCAAGGGCGCACTGTGCCTGGTAGCATTGTAACTAACACGGACGGGTATAGACGCAAGAGTAAACACCAGCTGTGGAGAGCAGGTGACCTGCTGGTCTTAACGTGGTCAGGCAAAGCCTTTCGTTCGGCCTGGTGCCCCCGCACGCCGTATGAACTGCTGGGTGCGTTCTGGGAGAAGGAGTTGCAAGGCACGTGGGGCGGGTACTGGAAAGAGAGGGGGATAACTAAATTTGACGACCCCTACCATTTTCAAGTTTAGGAGGATTGTGATGGAAACGCAAACAAGTGCAGCTATAGCCGGTGCCATATTCGTGCTGGCCAACGTACTGTTGTTTTGGATACGCGAATGGTATAAGCATAAAACCTGGAGCAAAAACGGCAATGCTCTCAGAGAGATAAAAGGCGACGTCAAATCAACCAACGACAAAGTAGACTGTATTGATAAGAAAGTAGGGGAAACAAAGATAAAAATTGCCGAGATTAAAACTGCGGTGAATGCCCAAAAAACGCAGTGTAAACAGACCGTTGAACGGTTCGATGAAACGATAAGCAAACAAAATAGCGAGATTATTAGACTCTCTGGGAGACGCCGGTAGAGCGATGGAAAGATTGAACCAAGATAAATTATTAGAGGCCCTAGACAATTGGTGGGTAGAAGAAATGAACCTTAAAGGTGGTATGATTAGAGCGTTGTTTTTTAGAGGCAAAGTAGCAAAAGGTAAAGAGGTGTTGGCCGAACATAAATTAAGGGACCAAGCCTATAAACAACTTAGAGAGTTGGTGCAGTGTGAAGATATGGTACAACAATACAGGGATGAGAAGGAAGCAGACCAAGCAGAAGTTGAGCTTACTTTAACCAACATTATTTTAGAATTATTAGAACAAATTGAGCGAGGTAAACATGCCAGCACTGGCTAACGCTAAACATGAGCGTGTTTGTCAGGAGTATCTTATTGACCTCAACCAAACCGAGGCCTGCAAGCGTGCTAAATACAGTGCCCATACGGCAGCCCAGCAAGCTAGCCGGCTGTTTAGCAATGTTAAGATTCAAGCAAGAATTGCAGAGCTAAAGGCTATACGGGAGGAACGTACCAACGTGACACAGGAGCGTGTAGTGAAGGAATTGGCAATGCTTGGGTTCTCTGATCTAAAGAACTACATAACCATAGATAAGCTTACCGGCGCCATACAGGCTAAAGGGTTTGAGGATATGCCACCAGGTGAGAGTAGGGCGTTAAAAAGCATAAAAGAGGACAGGGCGATAAAAGAGGATGCCAACGGCAAGGGTGTTACGGTTTATGATAAAGTAAGTTTTACGATGCATGATAAGATACGTGCGTTGGAGATCTTAGCGAAACATTTGGGTATGCTGGTAGAGCGGCATGAGATGACTGGTGAGGAAGGCGGGCCGATACAAATACAGTACGTTTTGGTAAAACCCAAAAAGCGAAAGAGGGGTGGCGATGGCAAAGGAGAGGGGAAGTGAGTAAAGCTACTTGTCGGAAATGCAAACTGTTATTAGAGCTATATGAGAGAACGCCTAAATCAAATCGAGACTATTGGGTAATGACAGAATTGTTTGTTTTGCTTCATGGGTCTGATGAATGTAAGGGGGATGGGAAATAATGCCAGAGCTACATCAGCCAGTACGCAAGCGCCAGGTGTGGGTGACGCCCGTGTATGATTGGAACCGGCGGGCCAAAGCGCCCGTGGTGGCCAACATAGGCGGGGCGGATAGCAGCAAGTCGTACAGCATAGCGCAGTTGCTCATTGATAAATTCACCTCTGAGCGCAACAAAGCATTCCTAACCGCCCGCAAAACCCTACCCTCGCTTAAACTCACGGCCTATAAACTCATCATTGGGCTATTGAAAGACTATGGCCACTACGGCTGGCTAAAGCATAACAAAAGTGATCTTACGCTGTACTGTCGGAAGCGGAACAACTTCTGGGTGTTTGCCTCTATTGACGACCCCGATAAGTTCAAGAGCACAGAGTTTAATTACGAGTGGCTGGAGGAGGCGAACGATTTCACCTGGGAGGACTTCGTAATCCTCAAACTGCGCATGCGTGCTAAGACCACCGATGGTAATCCCAACCAGATGTATCTCAGTTTCAATCCCGCCGATGAGCAGGGATGGATTAGCCAGCGGTTGTTTAATGAGCCGTATGTGGAGAAGATACATAGTACCTACCTAGACAACCCGTTTGCGCAAGAGGCGGATATTGAGATGATTGAGGGGTTGAAGGAGCAGGATGAGGCATACTGGCGCATTTATGCACTGGGTGAGTTTGCACGGTTGAAAGGGCTTATACATCGGTTGCATGAGATAAAGAAGTTGCCAGAGGCAAAAGAGGTTATTTACGGCCTGGACTACGGCTTCACTAATCCTTCGACGCTAATAGAGATTGGCATCAATATGGAAAAGATGGAGCTGTATTTGCGCGAGGTTATCTACGAGACGGGCATGACAAACCGCCAGCTAATTGAACGGATGAAGGAAGAGATACCAAAGGAGAACATGGAGTGCGAGATATATGCAGATGCTGCCGAGCCGGCGCGGATAGAGGAGATGTATTATGCTGGCTTTAACATACATGAGGCTGATAAAGGGAAAGATAGTGTAACGAATGGCATTGATATTGTGAACCGTTTTAAATTGTGTAGCACGGCAGAGTCGGTGAACCTGAACAGAGAGATGACGCGGTATAAACGCAAGGTGGACCGAGCGGGGATTGTATTAGAGGAGCCGGTTAAGTATGATGACCATTGCCCAAATGGTGTGCGTTATGCCGTGTACACGCATTTGTGGGAGCGGTTGCTGGAGCCTGAGGCGACGTGGACGGTGCATGCGGGCCAAATAGCGGAGAAAGATAAGGAAAAGCAGGCACCAGGGGTAGACGGGGCGACGAGAGCGCCTGTGCTGGCCGAACGCGAGGAGGCTAACCCAGATGGTAGTGAGGCACCCCAGGGGTCAGAGAAAGAGCCAGAGGACAGAGGAGGCGATGGTGGTAGTTGGGCGGTGTAGGAGCTAAAATGAATTGTCCTAAATGTAAAATAAAAATGGTATGTGAATATGAGCCATATCCTTCAAAATTACCATATTGGGAAAGTGCAACTTTGTATAGTTGCCCTAATTGCCTGTCGGAATGGTTAAAGGTTAATCAAACTTATAAATACGCACTGTTGGATTATTGTTTTGGAAAAGATGTAATTCCGAATGGATTATACAGGTGGAATGGTTCTGATACGTTGCCAAATTTGATAAAAAGAAAAGACGAGCTGTGGCAAAAAAGAATTGAAATGAACCAAGGAGCGTAAAATGGTGGAAAATAAACAAACGGAAATAAAAGTAAAACAAAATGTGGAAACCGATGATCTTGAGAGTTGGAGCGCAGACGCTGCTTATGTTTACACCTCAAAGGGCCTGTTCCCTATATCGGTGTTAAAGGCTGCTGAGAAGAAGAAACAGAAGGCGGAGAGCAAGCAGATCAAAGAGGACAAGCTCTGGCTCTCGGCGCAAGAGCTGGTGCCGTACCCATTCGCGGCCAGCAACCTGCTGGAGCTGAAGGATAATTGTGCGTACTTTGATGCATGCGTGAAGCAGATAGCGAAAGATGTGGTGGGCCAAGGCTGGCGGCTGGAGTTGCGGGAGGGTAAGAAGGAGAACAACAAAGAGAAAGAGAGCATTTTGGCATTTATCGAAGACAGCGGGGGCGACCGTGATGAGACGTTTGAGGAGACACTGGAGCGTGGCATAATAGATTGGGGGCTTATCGGCTGGTGGGGATGGGAGGTAAGCAGAGACACGAAGGGCATGGTAAACGGTTTATGGCATGTACCGGCCCAAACGCTCTATGTACACAAAAGCCATAATAAATACTGCCAGAAGCGCGGGCAGAATGAGGCTTGGTTTAAGCGCTTTGGCTGGGACGAGGAGATCAACTCAACTAACGGCAAGGTGGTGGGGGAGAAGGAGAAGGAGGAGATAGAGCTTACGGATAGCGAGAAGGTGGTGCTGGCCAATGAGCTGATATTTTACAAAAATTATTACCCGCAGAGTGAGTACTATGGTGCGCCGAACATACTGAGTAGCATAGGCGCGGTGATGGGACTGATCGGAGTCCGGGATTACAACCTGGCGTTTTTCGAGAACTACGGCATACCCGCTGCGCTTATATTACTAAAAGGCCGGTGGGATAAAGATACGGCGAAGCAGATCTCGGATTTTATTGACGTGGAGCTGAAAGGCTCCGAGCAGTCGCACAAAACGTTTTGCATACACCCACCAAAGGGCGGTGAGTTCGAGTACATTAAGCTGGGCATTGAGATAAAAGAAGGCTCGTTTAAGCTGTACCAAAAGAGTTTGCGCGATGAGATCTTGCTGGATTACAAGATGCCACCGTACAGGATAGGTATAGCGGAGGTGGGGGCGCTGGGTGGTTCGACGGCAGGCGAGTCGACTAAAATTTACGCGCAATCGGTGGTGGCACCACTAGAGGAGGTGGTGGAACGGCTGGTGACAAAGAAGCTATTTGTGCAGGGGCTAAAGGCGGAGACGTACTTGTTCCAATTGAACGAGCTTAACCTACAGGATTTAGATGCCGATGCGAAACGTGATCTTATATACTTTGGGCTGGGCGCGCTGACCTCGAACCAGATACTAAAGCGCTATGGCAAAGAGGCATACCCAGAGGGCAACCGCTATTACGTCTCCTCTACGTATGTCGATGTGGGTGAGGAGCCGATGGAGAAGATGGTAGCTGTGCTGGAGGCGGTGAAGTTGGTTTTGAAAGGCAAACCGAAACTGGCTGCCCAAGTGTTAAAGATTGCTAAACGGGAGGCACGGGGATGAGTGATCATGCTTTAAAATGTTTAAAGGCACAATTGCAGACGGAGAACAAGAGTTAGTTAGTACCCAAGTGGAATTGAAACAGGCCAAAGAATTAGTGGAAACGAAACAAGAGGATATAGGTTTTATCATAACAGACATTAAGAGCCTAAAGGATGCAATTGCTCGGTTAGAAGGTGTGTCAATCGTTAGGGAGGCGAGGTAATGAAAAGAGAACATAAAAAAAACTATCCTTATTTGTATCGACATTTTCCGCTTTTAATATGGACAACATGTTGTGAGTGTGGGCGAGATTTTGTTCGCGAGAAAGGGTGGATGGCTATTACAGGTCCATATCATGGTGTTCATGGCAGGAAGCGTTATTTATGCAAAACTTGTGCGCCCTCAAAAGCAATGGCAGTTGATTATTTCCTGAATAAAAGATGGTTAAAAGGACGGCCACCAAAACCAACTGCTCCTCCTCCGAGGAAACAAAACCAACCGCTAAGACGGGCGGTATAGAAATGGAGGTAAAATGAAAGACAAAGATACAGGCAAAAGCCTAAGAAGCCAATTGCGGACATGGATTAAAGAAATTTGTCCCAGTCAAAACGTGGATGATTACTGCCAGATTATGGCTGATAGTGCGGCGCCAGAAGTGATGAAGGTGCGGGTGTTTACCCATGATTATCGCTACAGCATATTTGCTACATCAAGGCCTGATGACCCTGATAACCATCAAGAAGCTCTTCTCAGCTGTACGGCCACACGCAGGAAATCACTGGCCGGCGTAACGGACCACACATATGCAGATCTCGTTGATGGTAAGTTTAGTCGTGTGACATGGGAACTGATTAAAGCTACAATTCTACGCTTCGAGCTGGTAAAGATTGCAGCAAAAGCCAGGTGGCAAAAATGCTCCTCGCATTACGAGTCGCACGGCAAACAGTATTATGATGAGTGGCTACAGAAGGGAGAGGAGATAAAAGAACACAAAACCTATGAGCTTGTAGGCGAAAAGGAATATGGTGTAGTAGCTAGCGATCCCGAGTCGACGGACGCAACTAAAAAATAAAATAAAATGAAACATACCGCCCGTCTTAAAATAAAACAAAGGAGGTTTAAATGGATAACTATCCAGAAATTCCAGAAACTATTGCGCAGCTAGCGCAACACAAGGCCAAGGAGGGCTACACGAACGCAGCGCTTGCTGCACTGTTAGACGTGTTTGGGAACGGCCCGTGGGTCGAGGACCACCTTGATGACCTGTTCACAGGTCGGGTGCCGGTGTCGGCGTCAGAGCAGGTGTACTTCCAGCGCTTCCTCCTTAACGCATTCTACACCTACAACTCCAGTTGAGTGAGCTATGGCAGAAATTTACACCTGCGTTTGTGGGGGTCAGAGATGGACTATCTTAGGAGTCAAAATAGAATGTGATAAATGCGGGAAAGAATACGAGCTAATGTGGGAGGTTGGTATAGATGGCCAGATGGAGAGCCCCAAAGAATTTAACGAAAGGGTAAAAAGGGAGGCATAATGCCAATATTAATAGTGTTGAAAAACCCACGAGTAAACTTAATAGCCGAGGGGGAAATAAAAGATGAGGATGAAAAGAAATGGGACGAGGTCTTCCACGGCCAGATGCTTATGATCAAAAACCAGAAGGGCAGGAACTCGGTTATCCCGTTAGCCATGGACTGCAACATTGCGGTGTTGGAGGAGGTGACGCAGAAGGAGATTGAAGAGCTGGAAAAGATGGCTGAGAAGCGCAGGCAGCAAGCAGAGGCACAGGGTGGCAGTGGTATAATTAAACCGACATTTGGGTTTCCGTCTGGGAGGTCTGGCAGAGGATGAGATACGACCCCCCGCTCGCCACAACGCCTGAACAGATACAGGAAATGGCCATAGGCGTTATTCTGGCAAAGACCAGCCGTAGGCGCACAGCACTCCGGCGCTACCATCGGTTGCTACGGCTAGAGGAGCGTAAGTTGAGAGTTGCAGTGGATGAGTGGATGGGGTGGACTGCGAAAACCCTACAAGCGGGGTTAGGGCGCATGAAAGGCAACAGTGCTACTGCCAGGGTGAATAGCTTGGCCGAATGGGCCGAGATACGCATTCGAGGCGACGAGATAATGAAACCAGCACTCTACGAGGAA